GTTATGTAGATCAAATGAGGATGGCACATTCTCAAAAGAATATAAATAATTTAAGTGATAATCAAACAAAAGAGATGGGTTTAAAATTAATTAGAGTCTGTAATGTTCCATTTCCAGTCCAGGGAATATGAAGTGATAACTTTAATGACATATCGAATTCCAGGATACAGATGTTATATTGTAAAAGTGAGGAAAAAGAATGGGTAAATTGATTCCGTTCCAGCCACCTCCTGGTGTATTCAAAAATGGTACTCCCTACCAGGCAAAAGGTAGATGGTCTGACTGCAACCTAGTGAGGTGGAAAGATGGGAAATTGCAACCTCTTGGGGGGTGGCAAAAATCAATTGGTTCCACAATCACTGGCATTGGAAGAGCCATGACAACATGGAGAGATTTTACAGGTGCAAGATGGTTGGCAATTGGAACCAATGAAAAATTATATATATTCACTTCTCTTTCTGGAAGTGCATCAGATATAACCCCAGTTGCAACTGGTGCCGGGACTCCTTACACAAGTTTGCCAGATGAGGTGCCTTTAATTGTGGGTAATGCAGATGGAGAAATTGGTCTTGGATTTGGGACTGGGGATTTTGGTGGGATTATACCAGTTACAGATGGAACAGTAACTTCAAATGCTACTAATTCTTCTGCAGGAGATTCTGGACAGATTAGTATTGACAGAGAAACAGATAGAATTTTAACAGATAAGGCAACTTCTGCAGATGTTTTTACAAATGACACAACAACAACATATCCATCAGTTACTTTTGAAGGACCAATGCCTTTTGCAAAAGGAGATGAGATTGAGGTACTGGGATTTTCTTCAGGTATTAATGGTAAGACATATCCTGCTTCACATAGGGTAGTTTCTGTAACAGAATCTGCAATTACTCTTGGACCAAAAAACAAGAAATATTCATATTCATCTGTTAATACTTTAACTATAACAACAGCAGGAGCAACTTATTCTGCAGGAACATTATCAGCATCATCAGGTGGATTTACTGGAACTTATACTGTTGATAGTGCAGGGGGGATAGATAGTGTAACTATTACAAATGGTGGTTCAGGATATACATCTGCACCAACTGTAATTATTTCTCATTCAGGTGATGGTAATGCAGTTATTACTGCAGATACTCCAACTCTGTTAACTGATGAAACTCCAACAGGTACTGATGAAGATGGACTTGTAACAATAAGAAGAACCAGAAGATTTGGTAATGAAAATATTGCAACATCATCTCTTGTCCTGGAAGCATCTTCCTGGATGTTCGATCTCTGGGGTGAGAATCTAGTTGGAATGTCAACTTCAGATGGCAGAATTTTTATGTGGGACCCCACCACATCCGATCCAACTGGTACAAAAGCAACAGTAATTATAGGAGCACCCAGAGATAATTCTGCAATTCTGGTTTCAAAACAGAGACACTTATTTGCATTTGGAGCAAGTGGCAATAAGAGAAAGATCCAATGGTCCCATGCAGAATCAGAAACAACCTGGGGTGCAACTGCAACCAATCAGGCAGGTTCGTTTGAGATAGATTCTTCTGGAGAGATCCTGGCAGGAAAGACGGTTGGTGACAGAATTTTGGTGTGGACTTCCACCGATCTACATGCAGTGGACTGGGTGGGTATGCCATATGTTTACGGTAGAAAGAAAATTGGAGATGCATGTGGTGCCATTTCAAATCGGTCAATGATCTCAGTTGGAGACAGGGCCTTTTGGATGTCTCATGGTGGATTCTTTCAGTACCAGGGTTCAGTCCAGCCACTTCAATGTGAGGTACAGGATCATATCTTTAAAGATATCAACCGGGTCCAGGATTCCAAGATATATGCATCCATTAATCCAGAGTTTTTTGAAGTAACATGGTGGTATGCATCATCAGAATCTGATGAGATTTTAAAATATGCAACTCTCAATTATTCAGAAGGTTGGTGGAGTGTAGGGGAACTTTGCAGGACAGCATTTGCAACTGGATCACCAGGCGTATTTGATAATCCAATTGGAATTGCAGATGATGGAATAGTCTATGAACATGAGATTGCAGTCTCTTCTGGAAAAAGGACAACAAATCAGGTTGCAACAACAAATGCAGATGTTTCAGATTATGACAGAAAACTGGTGACAGGAACAGATACCACTGATGATGTTGGATTATGTTTTGCAGAGACAGTAATGGAAATTGGAGATGGAGATAATGTTACAAATCTTACACAACTGGTGACTGATACTGCAGGAGTTGGTGATAATGGTTTACGGTTTAAGTTCAAAACCTCATACACTCCAAACGGAACGGAATCAGTTTCTCAGAATTATGACCTGGCTACAGATGGATATACAGATATCCGGGAGCAGGGAAGGCAATTTACCTACCGGGTAGAGAGTGGTTTTGACCAGTATTGGGAACTGGGTTCTATCCGGGCAGAAATGAGTGCAGGGGGTAGGAGATGATTATACCTCCAGTAACTCCAGAATATGATCCATCTGCCCAGGCAGTTTTAAATGATACTTTAATAAAAGCAGATGAGCAGAATTTTAAATTGGATCAGGATAATTTTTTTACAACTGGTTCTATTTGTTTACAATCTCAACCAAATGGCAAATGGTGGCAGATTACAATAAGTGAAACTGGTACATTAAGTACATCAGAATTATTATCAACCGGAGATGATGCAAGAGTTGATTCAGAAGGCAGACCAGTAATTGCATCTACTAATCCATACTACACACCATAAGAGGAAAAATGAGTTATAATTTTGGCAATATGTTTGACAGTTCCAGACCTAAAAGGAAAAGAGAAAAAACAGTTACCACAACTGGTGGTTCAGAGTTAGGTGAACAATATGGAACAACCGGACTGGATTATATGTGGGACAATATATTAGGTGGCCCAAAAAGATATGAGGGAGATAGACCATTTGCTTCCAGGCCAAACTGGTTCCAGCAACAACAGGCTAATAGCCTGAATCAAATTACAGACCAGTATGGTGGTGAAGGTGGATATTTTGATCAGGCAAAAGGGATGTATGGTGAGGTTGGGGCAATGTCTCCAGATGAAGTTGCTGCAATGAACAGGAGAGGTGGTCCTGCAGAGGGTTATTTTAATCCTTATACTAAGGCCATGAAGGGTCATCTCAGAGATGATTATGATGAATCACTGGCCCTGATGAAAAACGAAATTGGTGCAGGTGCAGGAGGAGCAGGTGCATTTGGTGGATCTAGACATGGTGCAGCAGAGGGTGTTGGTGGTGCAAGAGCAATGGATAATTATCTTAGGGCAGCAACAGGAATTGATGCCCAGGCATATGAAAATGCAATGCAATGGCAGCGTGAAGATTATCAGGATGAAATGATGAGAGCAAAACTAAGGAATGCAGATGCTTCTGCTTTTGCAAAAAATAAACTGGTTGCAGGTGGAATGTTGGAAGATCCTTCCAGTCAATTATTGGTAACTGCTGCAAATGAAAGACTTGGTAATTACCGGGACTGGAAAGACCAACAGGATAAGTTATGGTTACAGGGAACCTGGAAAGATCAACAAGCTCAGGGTTCCCAGGACTGGCGAGATTATATGTCAGGAGTAAGTGGCACCCCCTGGCAAACAGATACTACCACAACTTCAACTGAATATGGAACTGGTGGCAAGAGTAATCTTGATAAGACTATGGGATATGGAGCAATATTTGCGAAAGCATTTTTATACTGTATTCCAGAGGGTACCAAAATTGACACTCCAGACGGTCCAGTTCCAATTGAAGATATTAAAGTTGGTGCAAAAGTTGATTCGTATTATGGTACAGAAGCAGAAGTAACTCAAGTACATCAATATAAGGAAAAACCCTTTCCCTTTCCCAGATTCTATCAAATAAAGTTTGATAATGGTGGGGCAGTTGACTGTTGTGATATGCACCGAATTTTTGGTAAAAGGGCAAAAGACTGTAGGGTTGGAGATATAATAAATGCTCACAAGATTACCAGTATCGTCAGGTACGGTGGAGTTGAGAGATCTTATGATCTTTTGACCGAAAGTATAGGTCACCCAGTAACCACAACTGGTTACAGGATTAATAACATTCCAGTTAATTCAATGATTGAAGAACTTGCAGAGTTAACTGTAGGAATTAAACAGGCAGCATAGGATAAATTATGGCATACGAATATTATTCATCCCCCAAAAGTTCTGCCAGGGCAATGGCATTCAGGAAGGCATATGCTAATGCCAGACCTGGTGAAACATTATGGTTTGAAGGTCAACCATATGCAGTCCCTGCTGCTCCAGGATTTCTTGCACCAGAGCAACAGGTCCAGCAATACTTTCAACCACCCCCAGGTGGATGGACTGGTGGAGTAGATCCAAATGTGTTTGCTGCTCAAGATCAGATGCAGGGAGTTATTCCAAGTACTAATGATTTGGCTCGTATGAGTGGACCAGAATACCAGGGGAAGGAGTCAGATTATTATGCCAAGAATTTTTTCAGGGATATCCCTAGTGGTCGATTTAGTCCAGATTCAAGAAATATGGGATTAATGCAGTTACCTAATGGTGATTGGGTGCCAGATCCATCAACAGATCCATCAGGACAGAGTATTCCATTTGACGATCCATCAATTGCAGGAACCAGTATTCCTTTTCCAGAACAGTCCCAGAGAGAAATGGCAATGGCAGGTTATAGGGTTGGACATGAACCTCCCCGGAGTTTTGAACATATGTATAATGCACCTTCTTCTGTAACAGGAATGTATGGACCAGGTCAGGATACTGGATCACCTCCTGGATTATTATCTGAGCCAATGGTGGATCGTGATTGGATTGACAATCCAACTCCAACTCAGCAACCTCTTCTTGCATCCAATTCTGGTGTAGATAAATCTGGCACCACCGATAGGTCAGGATGGGAGAAGAATAAAGTAATGTGGGATTTAATCAGAATGGGTTTGGGTAGTGATGATTCATGGACACCAGGATTTGAGTATGAATAACATAGAGAAAGGATAAGGTAATAATGGCATTTTGGGAACAATATCCAGACTACGCAATGAGGACCAATGACCAGGGTGAAAGGGACACTAAAGCCTGGGTCTCTGGTCCCTCTCCACTTGCAATGGGTCTACTGACAGGTGGATTAGGAATCTTGGCTGCACCCGATAATTTCTCCGGTTGGGTCAGTGAGGGTGATGAGGGATTTGACCCAGGCAATATTGCCAGAGGTGGGTTGCTGGGTCTTGAGGCATTTTCAAGAGGCCACCAGAATTTACAGGACCAGAGAAAGGATTACTATACCCACCGGAGTGCATTGATGGACCAGGTGATTCAGAATCAAAGAGCCAAGAGACAGGGAGAGGAGTATTTAAGGGTAAAGAATGAAAGAGAGTCAATGATATCTGGGTTACCAGAAATGCTAAAGCAACTGGAAAAGACAAAAATTCCAGGAATCAAGAATAGAATACCTGTCCTGAGAGCACAAGCCAATGCAGGTGATATAAAAGGTGCATACCAGGCAGTAACAAATCTCAATTCCCAGCTTGCAAAAGTAACTACCCTTAAACCTGAGATAGTAACACTTGGGGATGGAACATCAGTCATAGTTCAAAAGGATACAGACGGAAATATAGTTTATAAGGGTCAGGCTGCAAGTACTAAAACTGGTTTTGGATCTTCTGGATCACTCAGGGGTAAGGCTATTGGTTTGATTTATGATGCACATAAGGAAGGTAAAATGAATGATCCAATGGTCCAGTTGGCATATGAAGAATTGCTGAAACCAAGATATGTTAAAGAACTGCAAGCGGATGGACAATATATACAAATTGAAAGACCTGGATATGTCCCTCCTCTCATTGAAAAATGGATGACTCAAGTAAGGGGAGGTGCTCCACCTTCTTTACAATCAGGAAGTTATACAGTTAAGAGTGGAGATACACTAGGAGAGATTGCAAAACAACTTGGTGTTACCCAAGAGAAACTTATGGAATTAAATAATATCCCAGATAAAAATAAAATTACTGTAGGTGATGTACTAAAATACAGTACACCTTCTGCTGCTTCAACTCTTCCGAAAAGTGAGGGTATTGTAACAGGACAGAGAGAATACAGTAAAGATACAAAAGATTCGTTTAACTTCGCAAATAGGATGCAATCATCAATGGCAAAAATGGACGAAATGTATGCTGAAGATGGTTACAGACCTACAAGAAAGGTAATTGAATTTCTCTCTCTTGGATTCCCTGGCCCAGATGATTGGGGTTTAAAAGCCCAGAGGGAGGCATTCCTTCAGAGGATGGATTATAAGGACCGTATATTTGCAGGTAATGCAGAAGACTGGATCAGAGCAAAATTAAGAAGGGAGTCTGGAGCAGCAATTGCTGCACATGAGGTATCAGGTGAAATATCAACATACTTCTATCAACCTATGCTTGGTGCTCCAATGGTAGGTGCAGATAAAGTAAGGGAGGATTTCAGGAGAAGAAGGATTGAGGCACTGAAGGGTCAAATTATTGGATCAGGTGGATTATGGAAAGATGCATTAAAGGGATTAGGACCAGGAGGAGAGGTACCCAGAACACTGAAATCTTTCAGGGATGATAATCCTTTTGAAGCAAAATACTCCAGTAAATCTGATGTAAGAAGTCGGGTAAGAAAGATATTAAAACCATGACTGATAGTGAAATTTTAAGAGCATATTTTACATACAGAGATGCCCAGGATGAGCAGGGTAGTCCAATGTTTTCTGATGGAGATATCCAACAAGAGTTTTCACAATTCGGAATTGATATCAATCAGAAACTCCAACAGATGGAGAACCTCAACCCTGATCAGATGCAGGAGATGACTTCAGATGCATATGCAGAACCTGAAGATATTGATGTGAGCAGGAAGGTCTGGGATGTTTCCCAGCAAGCACTCCAGGGTATGTCATTTGGTTTTGCAGATGAGATTGAAGCAAGACTGAGAGCACTGGCAAAAGATACTGACTATGAGGATGAGATTGAAGATGTCCGGGCAGAAATAGAGGCATTCAGGAAAGAGAACCCAGGCATGGCATTCACTGCAGAGATGGCAGGTGCATTCCTTATTCCTGGATTTGCCACTACTAAGCTGATTCAGATGGCACCAAAACTTGGACAGTTTGATAAGGGTAAGAAACTCTATAATGCAATGAAGAGAGCAGTTGTTGGAGCAGGAGCAGGAACAGTAGAAGGTGGACTCTATGGTGCAGGTGTCTCAGAAGAAGGAGAGAGAATGGAAGGTGCAAAAGAAGGTGCATTCTGGGGCAGCATAATGGGTTTCGGATTAGGCCCAACTCTTGGATGGTTTACTGATGCAATTGCAGGTAAACTTTCTTCTAAGGTAGGAAAGAAGGGTGATGAGATGGTTGATGTTGATGGTAATGTAGTTATTGAACCAGCAAAACCATCTGCCCAGAAAGAAGCACAAGATCTTATGATCCGGTCTGCCCAGATTGATGATGTTGGTGGCCTTAAAAAGTTGCAGGAGACCCTGGATGGATATATCAAGTCGATGCCTGAAGTCCTTAAAAAGATGACATTTGCACAACTATATCCAGAGGGTGGTTTTGGACAGGGTCTGGCAGAACTGATTGCAAAAACTCCAGGCAGAGGTATGGCAGCATCCAGGAAAATCTATGATAAAATGTCGGAGGAATTACCCGGTAGAGCAAGAGACCTGATTAAGAAAGCACTTGGGCCAAGAGTCGCAAACGTAGAAGAGTTCAAGAAATTCTTATGGGACAGAGCAACCAAAAATGCCAGACCATTTTACCAAAAGGCAGAAGGAGAACTGGTTGATGTCCCACAATTGATTGCACATGTTAAACGACTGATGGGGTCTGATGAGAATCCAGACACTGTTGGTAAACTTGTAAGGGAAGCACTGGCAACAACAAAACTAAACCTCCCAAGAGAAATGAGAGAGAAGTTAATTGATGCTCCAAACTGGGGTAAGTCTGGACCATACAATAAGTCTCCAATATTGCACTGGGATTCCTTTAAACAGGAACTTGATACAGTAATAAAAAGACTCAAAAAGGATTCTGGTGCATCAGGTAAAAATATTGGTTACCTGGAAGGATTATATTCTGACATCACAAAAACAATTGGTGACCTTAATCCAGACTATAAAAAGGCAACAGGAATTCATGTATCCAAACATAAATATATAAAAGCATTTGAAGATGGGTTGAGTGCACATAAGGATAAGTCAATCACTCCAGAATTTATGAAGTCTGAAATTCAAAAACTCAGAGGTTCTTCAGATGAAATGATGTACCGAATGGGATATGCATTTGGTATGTACCAGAAAGTGCTCACTAAAAGTTCCAAGACAGGTAGAGACCCAAAAGCATCATTAGGATTATTTGCTGAAGATCAAACAGATAAAATAAGGGCACTATTTAAAACTGAAAAGATTGCAGATCAGTTCCTGGAAAAGATTCATGTCCTGTCTCAGGCATCGGCATCTGCAAATAAGTTCAGGTATGGTTCCCCAACTTATCCACTCACTGCAATGGGAGAAATGGTTGAGGGTATGGACCAACCTGGTCTAATCAAGCAGACAATAGATGCAGTGAAAGACTGGGGTGGTTCTAAGAAGGGTTTTGATGATATGCTGGACAGTCCTGTCCAGAGAAGACTGGATGCATCTTCTGCAATGATGACCAAACAGGGTCCTGAAGAGATGCAGAGGATTCTGGATAGTTTGAAAGCAAGAGAACTGGAAAAATTGAGAAGGGAATCTGGTACTATGGGTGCAGGTTATCCTGCAGGTGCAACTGGTGCAATGTCTCCATTATATGCTGGTGAGGACCGGAACTGGCAATCTTACCAGGAGAGGGATTACGATGAATTAGGAGAAGAAATACCACCAAGAGATAGATTCGGTAGGGTCCAAGAGAGGAGGTCTAGGGGTGGAATATTAACCAGTCCCCTAGACTATAGTATGGAAGCATTAAGGAAGGCATCCTCCCTCCCAGGTCTCCTGTTCTAATACAGAACAGGTAACCCATTCCAGGTAGGACCATCCCAACCCCAACCGGATGGTTCCCTTTTGGGGGAGTCATTTTTATAGTAATTAGGGTCCCACTGATACCTCAGAGATTCTTTCAGTTTCTTCCCCCAGGCATCATAATCAAATTCTTTTGTTAACTCTTTATCTTCCACAAGTATACATGTGGGACAGGTCCCATTGACCACTGGGCATCCCTCAATCCTTTCACACACAACTTTATACTCTCCTGAATGGTCTTGACCCTGAGAAATGAAAGGGACAGTGAGGAG